GTTAAGTTAGATTGCTTATTAAGCAGAGTTTCTACACCATTCTCTAAGTCAAACCAGTAGATGTTATCTATTTGGTCTAGCCTTGCTGCCGTACCTGCAAGTGCCGTCTTACCTGCCTTAGCATCTCCATAAAGAATAGTCTTAGAATACTGTAGTTCCTTAGCAAGTAAAGCCTTGCGTGCTTCTAATAAGTCTTTCATTCTACTTCCTCTATCTCAATGTTAATACGTTTTACACGTGAACTAATACCAGTACCTTCACAAGTAGGACAAGTCCACTCCCTACCAGCTATATCCCCAGGCTCTAAGTCATCTTGTACCCCTGAGCCATAACAGTCTAGGCACTTAGCATCTTTAAGTTTAAATAGGTAATGATCATATAGGCTAGGCGTGCTCATAGCCTCACCTGTCTTGGAAACTTAGGCTCTAAGTTTAAGGCATAAGATCTAATTAGTCTAGTTACCTGTGCTAGAGCTTTGTCTAAGGATATATAGCCGTGGTCACGCGTCATACTAATTCTGTAATGTGCATGTACCAACCATATACCTGTCCTCTTATAGTGTATGTGTACGAAGGGTGTGTTGACCTCAGTGTCTAAGATGATTAGTTCCTTCAGTAGCTCATTGAGTAGCTTTACTCCTCTGTGCCTATCCATTCTTCTCATGTTGTGTCTCCTAGCAATTGCTGTTGTGTTAGTTCTATTAGTTCTTCTAAGTTAAAGACATAGTCCCATTCAATCTCTTCTTTCTGTTCTACGTAATCAGGGGATTCCGTATAAGCTGATAGGTCACAGATACCAAATAGGTGGCATGGCCTATTAAAGTCTAAGCATGACTGACCTTTCTTAGGATAGTAGTCCATATCTCTATAGGTGCATAGCTGGTCATACTGGATCTTTAAATCTATTAGCCATTCCAGTCTATCCTTAAGTGTCTTCTCGAATTCATAGACTTTAATCTTAGGTTTCCATGTACGCTTTAGCTGTACTACAGGATAGTGTATTGAAAAATCTGCACTAGGTACTATAGCACTCAACACTATAGAGTATCCTACACCTTGTGGACTATTCTTATACATAGGGCTAAGGTCATTAAGCATAGAGCCTGTAGTCTTAACCTCAAATACCCCAGGTTTATTAGTGTATCTATTAATCATTACTGCATCCATAAACCCACAATAGTAATCACCCTCACCTAGTTCTATCTTAAAGGATAGCTCAAGTGCTGGCTTACCATTATCTAGTATGGCTACTTCCCAATCATCGGATAGTTCATAGGTCATGATAGCTAAGACCATAGATTCCATACACTTATTGTCAGTCTCATTCCAGTGATATGCTGCCAGTGCAGTGACTATAGCTAAGTCTCTATCCTTTGTGTACATCAAGCATTGGAGTCCTTCTCCTAGAGCCTTACCATAATCTAGATGCTCATTGTTCTCATTAGAGGCATCAGATCCTTCCCCTTGTAGCTTAATTATCTGGTACTTACGAGGGCATAGGTCTACTAAATTGTTTGTACTATAACTTAGCCGCATACTTGCTCTCCTTATTAGTTCTATTAGGTCTATTAGGACACTGATTAGCATTCCTACCAGATGCGTGTTCTCCGCAGTACTGGCAGGTATATTCTCTATACTTACCAAAGCCGGATACATGCTCCCACTTATGCTGCATTAGAATAATACCTCATCATCAGGGTTAAGTATAGCTATAGGTTTATCTTTCTTAGTAACCTTAGTAGCAACCTTCTTCTTTTTCTTCTTAGTTGTAGCTTCAAGCTCTGCCTTAACACCCGTGGCTAGCATAGCGGCACTAGACATAATGCCTATCTGCTCAGGCTCTAGTAAGAATACTAGATCAGGTGTAGCTTTCAGTTCTTTACTAAGTCCTTGTAAGCCAGCCTTAATATCCTCTATAGATATGTTATGCTCTTGCTCTACTAACTGCTCAAAGTCCTTCAGCTTAGTTACAAATAAATCTAATGCTTCACTCATAGTATCACCTCCACATCTAGCTCTTGATCACCTGGATATATTAGGCGTACTTCTAAGTCTACCTCAGTAGACTCATCCAAAGGAATAATAGTATAAGACAGCCTACCATCATCCTCTAGCCCTGTAGTCATTTTATGCTTGTACCGAGTCAGTAGCTTCTTAACCTGTGCTACCTGACTGGCTTGAATTCTTAGCTTAATATAATCGTCTGCGTATAGTACGCCCCATATATCAGCTATCGTTTGTTTGTTTGCCATCTATCTGACTCCTTACGTGTGTACTAGCCTCTCCTAATAAGAGACTTATTAATTCAGGGCAATAGCCCGTACTGTATTCTAAATAGTTATGCATTGTTCTAGCCTTACCTGCACCCCAAGCTGTATGTTCAGTCCTTCCCGCACAACAATGGCAGGAGAATGTAATCTTACCTCCTATGCAATAGCCTAGCTTAGAGTAACAGCATAGGCAGAATATAGGTTCATAGGTAGGTGTACCATACAGTATCTCATCCCATGTCCAAGGTAAACAGTTAGCTCTTACTAGTTCTTCCTGCCTTGGTATAGGAAAGAGCCACTCTAGCTCCTGAGCAAAGGATACATTATGTAATGCTAGAGCAACTCTTATTCTTATGTTAGCTGGTATCACGAGCTAAGAAGTCCTTCATGATACTTGCTACACTGTCTATCCCCATCTCATTAGTCATAGCACCCTTAGAGTCAATCCGTAGAATCTCTGTAGCTTTGGCTGCTAATACTGATGCTGCTACTTGCACTGCTGCTGCTGAGGGTTTAGGATTCATAGAGTCTAGTGTGGCTACTAGCCGTTCACTCACTTTAGCTGACTCCTCTGCAATGGTCTTATGTACTTCAGCTATTAGCTCATCTTGCGTTTGCTTCTTGGGCATTTCTTTTCTCCATTCGTCTTAGTAGTTGATTGATTAGTTGTTGGTCATCCTCTGGACTAGTAGCATTAGAAAACTCTAGTATATAGGTCTCTTGCTCGAACACATAAGCCTCTAATGTTGCTAACCTATTTGACAATATAAGGTTCTCCGCATCACGTATAGATATTTGAGCATGGAGTTCTTCTATCTTAGTGGAGGCCATGAGGGTTATCTCCTTCTGTTAGACAATCGGATAGAGCCTTACTAGAGTAGTCTATAGACTCATCCAATACGGCCTCCATATCTAACTCTGCATCATTCATAAGCACTGTAGCTACAGCTCCACCAAGCACATTAGATACTACGCGCATAGACTCTATAGGATATAGCCCCTGAGTTGCAGCCGTTATTAATAAATCCATTATATCAGCATCTAGCTTAGTAGCTATAAGCTCACGCTCCTCCTCAGTGGTTTCCTTTGTAGGTATCTTTACTGCTTTGACACTCATAGTATTGCCTCTATTACGTATGCCCAGAAGATGCCGCATAGAATAGCCATAGCTACCCAGCATATCAGCCTTAGTTTATGGTTAATCATTTCTTTCCCCTTGCTACATAAGATACTATAGCTAAATCCAATCTTATGCTCTGAAATATCTCAGGCTGCTTACTTACTAGTATATAGCAGTTAGACGTACCAAGCATACTAGTACTGCCTGAGTGATAGCCCATGTAAGTACATTTGTTATTAGTATCAATGGATGCTGTTGCGCTAACCCATGCCCATAGACCTATAAGTAGTATAGATAAGATTACTGATTTCATATGTCTGTATACCCCTCTGGTATGTTTACCTTCTGATCTAAGTATCCAGTACCGTTAAAGAACGCTACCTTATCCTGTAAAGAATTGCCTTTAATCCTAGGATTCTTTATCATCTTATTGATTGTATGTTCCTGCCCTAATACTATTAGTAGCTTCTTAGGTCTAGTCATAGCTGTATATAGCATCTCTCTAAATAGCATAGAGCTATTAGAATCATGTACTACTACTATAACATTATCCCATTCAGACCCTTGAGCCTTATGTACAGTTAAAGCATAAGCTAGATAGAAGTTATCTGCTCCCAGTTGGCCAGCCTTATCTAATGGTATATCTGGTACAGGGCTATCTGATAGTTCTGAGCCATACTGTATATATACTCTATGTGAGGCTGCACGCTCTGTCAGCTTTTTATCCTCTGTAACATCTAGGTTAGAGTAGTCGATATCACGTATATCTGCTAAGTCTATGCTATCTAGGTGAGCAAACAATTCATCATGGGCTTCTACTAATGGGCTAGTATCCTTACCCCAATAGTCTAAGGTTGTGGATGCTGGTTTAGGCATACTACCAGTATAGTTATCGTTCCGCTCTATCTTAGTGACTATAGCTTTCTGTTTTTGATATAGCACGTGATCACCCTCTGATAGATACAGTGTAGATATACCAGCTTTAATCTCATAGACTTTCCTACCTGCTTTATGGGCTAAGTATGTTCCTATGATATTAGATAGATGCATAGCCCCTACATGCTCATGCCCTAGCTTATTATAAGGAGATAGTATTACTGAGTCTCCTAGTATAAAGCGTTTAGATTCTATAAAGGAAGGTAAGGTTTTAGCTAGTGCCTCTTTAAAGCGATCAATGCCTGTTTTAAACTTAGCATTACCATGCAATACTTCTACACCTTCACCATTAGGTAGTAGGTCAGTGCTTATAGGTTTGCCTTTAAGTACATTATATGCTTGGCGTATGATAGGTGACTCTAGAGCCTGTCTATGGATAGTCTTTAGTTCTACTACAGGCAAAGCTAGTAAGGCATAGGATAGGATCGACTTACCTCCGACTGGTGGTAACTGGCTTATATCCCCTAGTATGATTATCTGACACTCGTCTGGCAAGGCTGCCTCTAGTTGATTCCATAGACCGCCATTACCTACAGCTACTAAAGAGCCTTCTTCTAGTACTAAGTGCGTTATGTCTAGCTTATTATCAGCATCCTTAGTAGGGAAGTACCGCATTTTAGTTACTGTTTGTCCTAGCTCATCATCCCATGTCTCTACATAGTCCTTAGAGTACTCTAGTAGATTGTGGATAGTAGTGATATTATATGCATCTCCGTAGAATTCTTGTAAGTCTTTATTGGTTAATAGAGCTTTACGCATATTATCTGTAGCTTGGTTAGTCCAGCTTACTATAGCGATAGACTTACCTTCCGCATACTCTCCAGCTCCCTTGATTCTATACTTTATATCCTTATAGATATGAGAGTGTGTATCTCTCCATATAAGAGATATAGCTTGGTTAGTAGTAGTCTTACCTGTGCCAGCATTACCTATCATACAAAAGGAATGTCCCGATTCTGCCTTGTCTACAGCGTGTGACTGGTCAGCATCTAAGCTTATAGGATTGCCTTCTTTATCATATAGCGGTAGATTAAAGTCTGAGGTATAGCCAGTAGTAGGCTTAGGCTTAGGTATAGAGTTAGCCGCTTTGATCTTCTCCATCATTGCTTGCATGGGAGTAAGTTCTATAGGCTCTTTATCTACTTGAATGCTTTTAGTCTCTACAAGTTCTATAGGCTTAGGGGCTATAGGCTTAGGCTCTGACTTAGCAGCCATATTAGCTAGCATTGCTTGCATAGGATCAGTCATAAGATACCTCACTTGTGCAATTTGCATGATACTCTATACACTCTATAGATAGTAAGTATACAGGAATAGAGTGCAGGCCATTAGCTATCCTGTATTGTAAATCTGCTGCCTGCTCTGCATTCAGTAAGAGCTTATATTCATATAGACTATCTGGCTGTACATTACAGTCTGGATAGAGGCGCTCTGTTCGTTCATCTACTATAGCATCTATACCCTCAGTTATTATATCTTTAGCTTTGCGTAATCCTATATATTTATAACCTACTATCTCATTACGTAGGCATTTAATGGCTTTAATTCTGTCATCTAAGCCTGTTAAGCCTAGGGTTACTAGGTACACTGGTCTATTAGTCATTGTTTAGAATCCTATTGTCTGCTCTGATAGAGCTTTTAGTCTTAAGTCTTTTATAGTTAGGTCAAAAGCTATGTATGCCTGCTCTGATATCTGGTTAGATATAGCTTTTAGAATTTGGTGTAACTTATTAGCTAATCTATCCTGCACTTCTTGATCTAGCAATATGCCTTTATCATAGTGATCTAATGCTAAGCATAGAGCCTTAATTGTATCTTTATTTGCTAGGTTTTGCATTAACTTAGTAGATGCATTTATTCTAATAGTTCTTACGATCTTAGGTACTAGCTTATTCTTAGCTAGCTGTTCAGCTTTACGCTCTTTTTTAGTTACTTTCCTATGCTTATCGCAGAAGTCTAAGTCATTACCTATTTGCTTGATAGTAGATATAACCTCCAGAAAGGTATCGTCTGGTAGTGCTGCAGCTATCTTATTATCCATGTCTACAGTTATCCTGCCTTCTGCTAGGCATAGCTTAATCCAGCTAGTTAGTGCACTAGTACCGTTTAAGCATTCATCAAAGGATATCTTAGGCAAATCTCTCGCATACTGGTTAATAAGGGGTAAAGCTTGATAGTAGAACTGTAGTAATGGTGCAGGATACTTTTGTAACTTCCTATTGATTTGTGCTAGGGATTCTGGTGCTATGCCTACTTTTGAGCATAGTCCTTTTTCTTGTATAAGACTAATGATTGCACCAGCTAGTAGTGATACGTCATTCTTATTCCGGTTGATAGCCTTATCTAGCTTGCTACGTGCTTCAGGTCTGTATAGAGGATGTTCTTGCTCTAGTATATATCGGCTTAGTAAGCTATCCTTTACAGATATTGTAGTTCCGCTTAATGGGCATATTATAGTTTGGTTAGTCATGTACTCTATTCCTTTGGCTCTTAGAGCCTACGCTATTGCTTATACGTTGTGGTTACTATGTGGGTAATGCTGCACGTCCCTTCTAGTTTGGTGGACTGCCTCTACTAGCCTAGCTTTAAAGTATCTAGCATTCTCATCTAGTATTGTACAGAGCCATACTTGCCCTGCGCTTACTAGTGATACTTGACTAGGATTTATAAAGCCTACCTTGCCGTCCTCTGTAGCTCTTAGTATGTACCCGTCTCTGCTAGTAGTATCTTTTAATACTCTACACTCTCTCATTGTTTGTCTATCCATACTGTACCCCTATTAGATAGCCTATTGGCTAATAGATGAAATTTTGATCGAATCTCCAATATACAGTAAAATTGCAATATTGTCAATATTTTTCTTATTTCGATAATTAGTCGGATTTTGGGGTGGGGTAGGGACTGAATTAGGGAATTGAGGTATTATATATAGTATAGGAATGCTACTAGGCTTATAAGTTCTATTAGCTCTTGCCTGTAAAGGTAGATATATTAAGGATATCAAAATTTAAAATATAAAACTTATACATACCTATAAACCCATTAAGAGCTAAGTCCCACATTAAGAGCTAGACCCTAAGTCCTAAGCCCTAGTGTGGGCTTGCTAGTAGGTAGGTAGGCTAGTAGATAGAATGGTCATGGTATGAGATGAAGTCCACCCCATGCCAAAATCCCGTGAATTTAAGGAATAATGGGAATAATGGAAATTATAAATCTACTAGGCTTGTATGCTTACTAAGCGGTTGTTCCGTATATAGGCTGGCTTAATGTATGGTTGTTCCGTATAAAGATAGATTATATAGGAATTACAGCCAGAATTACCCTAAGGATTAAAAGGGTATTAGGTCTGGCAAGTCAATGTAGTAGGCGGCTAAGATCCTATGATGTCGGTCTTTTGTCCAATCTTGTATTTTGCCATCTATCAGTGCTATTGCGTGATCTGTAGTTAGTAACAAGTATCTACCACAGATAAACTTCCTATTGATAGTCTTAGCAGTGTATTTGCTATTATCAGGTTTTAGACAATCCACACGCTCAAACTTTACATCCAAATATCTAAGCGCATTTAGTATCTGATAAGCCATTGCTCCCCTTCCTTGTTTACGTCCTTGTAACTCTAGCGCCTTCCATGCGTCATCATAAGGAATACCCAACAATTGCGCTATAGCTACTACAGCGCAATCATTGGATTCTATTTTTTGGATATTAGATAGCATTAACTGGATACATCGGTTATTAAGTCTAATACACTATGAAGCTGTTCAATAGCTTCGAGTATATCTTGTATGTCTGTATCGTAATGATTATCTATGCCAAAAACTTGCTTAGTATTATATAAGTCTACACTAAGCATGTTAAAGGCGGCTAGCTCGTTATCTGTTAAGTTATAGATATTCATGCTGCTAAGTCCCAGTGTTGAGGTTTTACACTAGTAGCACCAGAAAGGAACATTAGAGAATGAAGTATTTCTGTAGTTCTTTTAAGGTTACGCTTTGCAGCTTTGCATTCTGCTAGACACTTACCCATGTTATAACGTTTAGTTCTTAGTCTGGCTTTGGCTATTCTATAAGCATTCAGATATATAGCTAGATCATGTCTATAAACAGCAAGGGTATAAGGCATGTTGATTATTGATTGACTCATAGTATTTATTCCTTTATTAATTGATTGAGTACTAAGTATAGCCTATAAAATCTAGTATGTCTATAGTTATTTATAGTTTTTATTGATTTAGGGTTATCTTTATGAATTGATAGCAGTATAAGGGCTAAGAGTTGATACGCTCTAATAGGCTTACATGGCTTTATAGGGGAAATTTTTAATTTACAGAATAACTTGACTCACTCTCTGAATAGTGTATGATATATGGACTGGCAGCAATAACGCTTCCAGTATTCTAATATCTTTCTATTATGGAGTAATAACATTATGACTGATCAAACAGCAGTAGACACAGGCGAAACTTTAGATATCAATCAACCTTGGCATCCTTCTAAGATCGAGCTAGCTACAAATGTCAAACAGGCAGACGGTAAAGGTAAGCGAACAGTCTTTGGATATACAGACTGTTTCTTACCTTCTTTAGATATGGTGCATAGCAATTTACCTGCACCCGATGAGCTAAAGACAGATAAAGACGGTGTCTTATCTATTATCTATAATGACCAAGTACTTGCAGCAGTACAGAAAGCTGTAACGGCTTTAATCTTAGCACCAGTGCGAAATGCTATACGCTGGACAACTAACGAGGATAAAGAGCCACAATATGACGGACAAGCGAATCCGGCTGCGGATAACTGGGAAACATTTCTAGAAGCATCAGGTGGCGGGAATCAATTCCTAGTTACTAAAGCTTTATGGATGAAGTACTTTAAGGCTTATGTAGCTGCGCTGGATATTCCACAAGCTAGTAAAGACAACCTTATTGAACTGGTTGAAAGCGGCAAGTACATTACTAAGCAGCCTGATAACTACAAGCAAGCGGTAAGGCGACAAATTGGAACCTTTATGGATATGTTACCAGAGGAAACAGCACAGGAAGTAATAACTTATACAGTCAAGATGTATAGTTATATTGACGCTGAAGCACCAAAAGAGAATGCCTTCGAATTCTAATAGATAGGCTATTAGATAGGCACTAGATCAAGGCATAGCTTAGGCTTGTAAGTCCTTGATTTTCTTAGCAAAATCGCTCGCTTCGCTCGTAAGATCAAAACCTAGTAATGAGTGCTGCGCACAAGTAAGAGCATATATAAAAGCCAAGAATATAAGGAAGCTTCTATATATATATCCTATAGTACGTGGCAAGACGGGGGGTATGCGGCCTTTTTGAACTCCACAGTAACCATATATTAAAGCAACCTATCTATTATTTTTAAAAAATTTGAGACACTATGACTACTAGCTTACAGTCCTATGGATTACCATTAGATAAGATAGCCACTATGCTATCCTTGAAGATACCTACAGACACTATAGCGCTAGCTCTCGGCTGTCATCCTGATAAGATTGCACAGCTAATAGATTCCTCAGAAGACCTGCAGGCTCTACTAGTTGCTGCCACAGCCAAGCAAGTACAACATGAGATCAATAAGGACACATCCCTACGCTCCATAGAGCGAGACCTACTAACTCAGATAAAGCTGCTAGTACCAGAGTCTGAATCCCTATCAGAGGTTACTGCCGCACTGCAGCGTGTAGAGGCTGTTAAGCGTTCACAAGAGGCAGCAGGTATACAGCAAGCAGAAGTAGGCTCTACACTAAACCTTACACTATCCCATATAGGGGAAACCCAGATACAGCTCACACTTACCCAGAACAATCAAATAGAATCTATCAATGGCAGGACTATGGCATCTATGCCTTATAAAGCCACTATGGATATGATACAATCTAAGAAGTTTCCTGAACGCAATGACCACATAGCCAAAGCCTTAGATATCCAGGGTATAGAGGACTTAGAACATGAAAGCACAAAAGCGCCGCCTAGAGCTACTACAGAAGCTAATGAGCCAGAAGAAGCCTAGTGAGCCTAACCCTAGAACAAGCAGAGGAACTAAACAGGACAGACCTAGACTTCTTCGCTAGTTTCTGTATGCCTGATGTTACTACGTCAGCTTGGCCAGAGTTCTATAAGGAAGTTTGGCTATACATGATCACACAGCTATATAAGCTGAAGCACCAAAGAGACCCTGATTATAAGGATGCACAGATAGGGGAGCTATTCCGCTTTGCCCTAGGCTTACCACGTGGCCACGCTAAGACTACCTTCATAAAGCTCCTAATGGTATACTGTATCATATATGGGCTTATAGACTTCTTATTAGTCATTGGTGCTAATGAGCAGCGTGGTGAAGATATACTAACTGATGTATCAGACATCTTATGCTCTGATAACGTATCTCAGGTCTACGGTTCTTGGAAGGCAGGACTAGGTAAAGATGCTAAGTCTATAAAGACTTGTAGGTTCAATGGAAGGGAAGTAATACTAGCTGCTATCGGCTCTGGCACTTCTATACGTGGACTTAATGTAAAGAATAAGCGTCCACAGTTTATACTCTTTGATGACGCACAGACTCAAGCCAATGATGAGTCTCCAGCAGAGCGTGAAAAGCTTATGCGCTGGGTAGTAGGTACAGCAATCAAACTGCGTGACCCTGTAAGGTGCGCTGTCTTCTGGGTAGGTAATATGTACTCAGAGGAATGTATACTATATAAGTTCCATAGTTCTAAGAAGTGGGCATCACTTGTAACAGGTGCTATCTTAGCTGACAGGACTGCACTGTGGCCAGCTATACGTACTATAGAGTCCTTAATGGATGAGTATGAGCATGACGCAGAGATGGGTGAAGCTGATACTTGGTTTGCAGAGATACAGAATGACCCTAGGGGAGCTAAGAGGGGATTACTGCCTGATGGCAATATACCTGCTCCTACTATAGATATAGAAGAAGACCTACGATTAGGCTCTTTTGTTACTATAGACCCTGCAGGACTAAAGAAGAATTCAGATGACAATGTAATAACTGTGCATGATGTCTATGCAGACTGGAAACTAAACATACCAGATCTTACAGCTAGGGTACTTGACCCTGAAGCTGTTATTATGCAGACTATAAACTACGTAATAGAGTATAGATGCTCTGCCATATTCGTAGAGGGCGTAGCTTACCAGCAAACACTAGCCTTCTGGATGGTCAAGTACCTAGCTATGTACGGGCTATCAGACACTGTAGAGGTAGTAGAGCTTAATCCTGGCAAAGGCGCTAAGCTATCTAGAATAAGATCTTGGATTAAAGCCTTACTTAGTGGTACATCTAATATATCATCACCTACAGTGCGTTCTAAGGTGCTGTTTCAGGCTATACAGTTTAAGATAGATAAGACTAATAACGTAGATGACATACTAGATTGCTGCTCTATGGGCGAGATGGTAAAGAACAAATACCAGACAAAAGTACACTTGACTTTAGAGCCAGGTGTGGTAGAATCTAAACATCGGGTACAAGCCCACAATACACCAATCAATAGTAGACTCAGGAGAAGTACACATGGCATCCGCTAAACTACCTATAAGCCAAGCTGGACATGATATGTTAGTAGCTGACGTTAAGAAGCTTATAGAAAAACAAGCTAAGTTTACTACATTCCTTGATAAGATGAAGACTATGGATGCTGCCTATGCCTCCTATGTTAAGGAATCTATCAAGACCGCTGCAGAGGATAAAGACACTCCCATAGAGACACCACTGATTGTATCTCAGGTAGATACTGTGGTAGGCTACTTAGCTGAGGTATACCTATCAGGCTATCCAACCTTTGGCATAGTAGCTGAGGGTGATGCTAGGGCTATAGGGGATCAGATGGAGGCTCTTATAGACTCCTTTGCTAATAAGTCAGAATGGACTAAGCACATCCTTAGGCACTTTGTAGATGGAGCCAAGTATAATGTAAATGCTCTAGAGTCTGCATGGGAGCCTAGAAGGCTACTAGACGTAGCAGTTAATGATGACCCTACTACGAGTGATAAGCCTAAAGTAGGATTCTCTCTAGAGTATGTTAATAAGCTTATATGCCCAGATATGTATAACACCTTCTGGGACTATAGGTATACACCTACTGAAGTAGCGGACAGAGGTGACTACATAGGCTATAATGAGATTATGTCTAAGCTGGAACTAAAGCGCTTAGCTCTTATCCTTAATGAGCAAGGCATAGGCATGAACAATAAGGAGGCTTTTGCCTCTAAGATCACAGGCATGGAAAACCTCTATGTGGAACGCCCTATAATCTCTGAGTACATAGTAGATAAGAAGGCTATGAACTGGGCTGAGTGGGCATTAGGGTATGATGCAAATGCACGTAAGGGCACAGACTACTCAGATGCCTATATGGTTACTAAGCTGTATATGCGTTTAATCCCTGCAGACTATGGGATTATATCTCCTACACCAGCAGAGCCTGAAATATGGAAACTGCGTGTAGTGAATGCTAAGGTAATCCTAGGCATGGAGCGTATATACAGTCCCAATGACTCTCTGCCTATTAGAATGGGTCAATATAATGATGATGGCTTTGGCTATCAGACACGCTCCGTAGCAGAGGGTATACTACCTTGGCAGGATGTAGCATCAGAGCTAATCAATATACGCCTCAATGCTGCTAGACGCGCACTATCTGATAGAGCTGTATATGATCCTAGCTTCGTATCGGCTGACGATGTAAACTCCAGTCTACCTGCTGCTAAGATACCGCTTAAGAAGTCTTTAAGGAATAAAGAGAAGTCTATAGATCAGGTATATAGAGCTATACCATTCGATGGTACGGGCATAGCCTCCACAAGTCAGGACTTACAGACTGTCATACAGATGGCTGAGTATGTACATGGCTTTAACTCTGCTAGCCAAGGATCCTTCCGTAAAGGTAATAGGACACTGGGTGAGTTTGAGGGAGTGCAATCAGGCTCTGATAATAGATCTAGGCTTATAGCTATAAGAGAGGAGTCTTCTATATTCACTCCAATCAAACAATCTATCAAGCTTAATATACTGCAATTCCAGCCTAAGCAAGACTTACTATCTTTAACCTCCGGAGAGCAGCTAGCCATAAACCCTGAAGACTTAAGAAAGACTCTATTAGAGTTCAAGGTAGCTGATGGGTTTACTCCTAAGTCTAAGATAATGTCTACAGAGGCAGCAACAATAGCCTTTCAAACACTGCAGGCTATGCCACTACTAGCACAGAAATTCCGCATAGAGGGCGTATTTGCAGACCTAATGAGTGCTATGGGCTACAAAGGTTTAGATAAACACATAAGGACAGAGCAGGAGCAGGTAGAAGCTCCGGTTATAGATCCTGAGACAGGCTTACCAGTAGGAGAACCAGAGAATGGCAACACCAACGTATAACTACTTCCAGCAATATGAGTTCTCTGAAGAGGACATGAAGGCTATTAAGGCTCACTTAGGGGATCCGCTTATCCAGCAGTTCCTTCAAGACAAGCTAGCTACTATCAATCTGGAGGCTAATGGCTTAGACTATAATAGTGATGACTTACCAGCTACCTTAGCAGAGAGGCAAGGAGCGGGTGATGCTATACTAGACCTTATTCATATAGGCTTAGGAACTTAACCTTGAACCTCGAAATGGCCGAAGGCACCTATGCGCCACGCCACTCCAGCGCAGGCAAAGCCAAGCTAGGAGTTAAGGCGCTTGAGCCGACAGGCGGAAAACCACTACCCGCCAGCTATAGCGCAGCCAGTGCTACTAGCAAACTTCGCGGCCACAAAGCAACAATTAATCTATTCCCTGCAAAACGAATAGCCTTTAATCTAACAGTACCTAAGGAGGTGATCCTAGTCTAGCTCTACAAGCAACCTTCTAATACTCTTTTATACTTAATCTACTTGGAGAACACTATGTTTAACTTTGGAAAACAACAAGCTGCACCTACTAATCAGGCAGCTCCTGCACAAGGGGAGCCTGCAACACCACCTACCTTAGATGCTGAGGGTAAGCCTATAGAGCCTGCACCAGCTACTAAGACTGCACCTCAGTATGAGGAAATTACTACACTTGACCAATTGAGCTTTTTAGGGCAAAATAATGAAAATGGTGAAGGAAGTTCTGCTCCTAAAGCCTTAGATACAGACAAGCTACTAACACCGGAAGCACTTGGTAATATAGCTAGTTCTATAGATTTCTCCTCTAATATGCCACCTGAACTCGTAGACCGTGTTAAGGCTGGCGATCCTAGTTCATTCTTTGAAGCTCTACAGTATGTAGGTCAAAATGCTTATACTCAGTCTATGATGCATGGTGGCTTAGTTGCTAGTAAGGCTTTACAATCAAATTTGGAGGTTCAGTCCTCTAATCTTCATGGTCAAATAGATGTAGCTATTAATGATAAGCAGGTACTAGCAGCCATTCCAGGCTCTGATAATCCTGTAGTAGCTAATGCTATAGCTAATCTATCTAAGCAAGTTAAGGCTCAATACCCTAACGCTACTGCCGATCAGGTTGCTATGATGACCCAGCAATCCTTTCAACAACTAAGTAATGCAATGAATCCAGCTGCACCTAACACAGATCCTAATGCTCCAAAGGCTAAGAATTGGTTAGAGTTCTCTGGACTTGATAAATAACATAGGAGAACTATTATGGCTTTTAATGCCAATGGGTATTTTTATACTTCGTATAACCCAAGCGAACTTAACATGGATAGCTTTGCACAGACTATCCTTAAACTATGGCCTAATGGCTCTGCACCGATCTTTGCCCTTACAGGTGATGCAAGCAAGACGCAAGCTAAGGCTAGTACACATGGCTACTTTACTAAGACTATGACCTTTGGGTCTGTTACTGTAGATGACGCTACTGACTTAAACTCAACTGATACTACTTTGGTATGTGATGCTACTACTGGTATGGTTGCGGGTATGGTATTACAAGTACCTGCTACACGTGAGAACATTCGTGTTGTCTCTGTAGACAGTGCTACTCAGCTTACTATCTCTCGTAGCTTTGGTCGTGTTGCTGCTGGTAACATCTTGGATAATGCTATCCTCTTTGCTGTAGGTAATGCACATGCAGAGTCTTCAGATCGTCCTACTGCTCGATCTATTAGTCCTGTATACGTACCTAACTATACTTCTATCATTCGTAATGCTTGGGCATTGTCTGGTACTGCTAAGGCATCTTATGCTGAAGCTGGCTATAGTAACGTAGCAGAGAGTCGTGCAGACTGCATGAACTTACACTCTATTGATATAGAGTCTACATTGTTATGGGGTCAAGCAGAAGCACCTGCTGGTAGTCCACCTATCCATGCTACACAGGGCATCATTGATGCTGTATATGAGCATGCTTCAGGTAACGTTGGTACTGCTGGCTCTACTACTACTTATGACCAGTTAGTTACTTTAGTGGAGAGTGCTTTTGCTAATCAGACTTCCCTTGGTAATAACACTGATCGTGTAGCCTTCTGTGACTCTACAGCAGCTAAGGTACTTACGGGTATCGGTGTACTGTTTGGTCAGATCAATATAGAGCGTAAAGAGACAACCTTTGGTATGAAGTACCGAGAATTTGAACTCTATCGTGGTAACATTAAGTTTATGTTACATCCTCTATTAGACGGCCTTACTCGGTCTGCTGATGGTCTTATGGTTGTATGTGATCTACCTTCTATGAAGCTTGCTTACATGGATGGTCGTGATGTACTGTCAGAAGACTATAACGGTGCTAGCGATGGCACTAACTCTGGTGTGGATGCAGAAGGTGGCTCATTGCTAACTGAGTTCGCTACAGAGTTTATGAACCCAGGTGGTTGTGCAGTTATTAACGGTCTAACTGCTGCTGCTTAATAGGATAACTTGGCCAAGGACGGCTATTCTAATTTAATCTAACTAGGAGACATACTATGTCTAAGAATACTAACAAAGCAGCTGACCCTGCTAACATGTTTAAACCCCAAGGGGCTGAAGCCTTACCTGATAGTAAGGATGTTGTGCTTAATAAGCCAGTTGCTCAAGAGGATCCAGTAGAGATGAGCAGTAACGCTAAGGCTGCTATTGCTGCTATTGAAGCAGCTGATCTTAAACGCCAGACGCTTAAGCGTGATGGTTACGTATTCTTTGAAGCTGCCGCTGGTTGCTTCAATTCGGCTATGCCTGATGGTAAGCCTATTAACTTCATAGCTGGTGGTAATTACCATACTAACGATGAAGAGCAGATAGCCTTCTTAAGAAAAGAGTTCTGTGGTGACACAGGGCCATTGAAAGAAGTATAAGTTATGTCAGACACTTTCTCCAGTATCAAGACAGCGGTAGCAAATATAACTAATAGGCCGGATAAGGCTGACTTAGAGGCACAGAAGATCAATGCTGCTGTACGCCTAATAAGCTTATCTGGAGAATTCTGGAGAGACTTACAAGAGGTAACTCTGGGTAGTGCGGATGGTATTGTAGCCACTACATATACCCAGAGTATTACTTTACCTGCAAGATTTCGTAAGACTGCCTACGTAGCGTATCCAGATACAGCTAATGATCCTCATATAGAGGGACTAGGCATAGAAGAAATAGCTACTAAGGTAGGCGCTGGTAAGACAGATATATTCTATATGTCTGGGACATTATTACATATACGTAATAGCGAACTTAGTAGTACATTCTTATTTGGTTACTATGAGTACCCAGCTGCACTAGTAGCAGATACAGATACTAACTGGATACTAGAACTAATGCCCGAATTAGTAACAGACTTAGCTGCGACTTTATCTCTTAATGCCATAGGTAATAGAGAGAATGCTAATATGGTACAGGCTATAGCATCAGGAGAGCTAGCATTATTAGTAGCTGATGTTATAAATTCACATGAACAGAATGTCAGTAGTGGTAGAGCATGAGTGCTATAATACCTCATGCTAGGCAGAGAGACTCCTCTACCAACTACACACAGATTACTACCTCAACATACGCTATCACCCTAGCTATGCTAAAAGACGGTATAAACATATTTGGGGTTACATATAATGGTGCAGTGGCTATAACAATACCTACTGCAGCAGACCCGAATAAACTACTCTATATAAATAGAGAGGCCAATTCAGGCACAATAACTATAACAGGAGTATAACTCATGGGTACACAACTAGTAGGTTTAGTAAGGGACAAAGACGGCAATGTTAGATTTGATGACTATGCTAACATACCGGACATTTACCATTCAATCCTAACAGAAGAAGATTGGATATACATTGAAACTAAGAGAGAGGAATTAAGCCATGTCAGTAACTCATAACGCAGCAACACGTAATAGTATCGCGGATGCTGTACTAGCAGATATAGATCAAGATGTAGGTGCTGGCAATCTAGTTATCCGTACATCTGGTGATGTAGAGGTAGCTACGCTAGTACTTAGCGACCCTGCTGGTACTGTATCTGGTGCAGTATTAACCTTCAGTGCTATTACTGATGATACTAGTGCTACAGGTGGAACAGCTGCTAAAGCTACAGTAGAGTCCAATGGTAGTACTGAAGTGCTATTATGTGCTGTAGGTACATCAGGTTCGGATATTAACTTGTCCAGTACTACTATCGGTGCAGGTGATACTGTATCTGTTAGTTCGTTAACTTACACTGCACCAGTATAAGCTAGAGCAGTTCCTAGAGACTTACCAACGTAAGTATCGTGGTGGGTATGATAAAGAGCCTAAGTGGTTCTATACAGGAGAAGAAGATGAAACAGACATTATTACTATTAGCGTTAATGTTGACAAGCTCAGTAGCAAGTGCAGGGACGATATCGTTTAATGAGCCAGTGCAGACAGTAGATGGTACACCCGTACCTGCTGGAACATCTGTAAGCTATAAAGCATACTATTCACAGACTTCAGGCTTTGCTTGCCCAAGTACTAGCTTCTATGATTTAGGTGCATTTGTAACAGATGGCTTAAGAGTTAACACTACCTTTGATGATAGCAATCTAGCTGCAGGTGTTTGGTACTTTAAAGTAACCGCTGTAAGTGCAACTACTACAGAAAGTGCTTGTGCATCCTCTGCTACGGCTACTAAGTCAGCACCTCCAGTACCTACAGTTAGAATGGGCGTAGTATCTGGCACAGGAGTAAGTTTCTAGTGAGCAAGTATCAGGAACTTAAAGACATTATGCTAGCTGACCCAGCTACGTTCTCAGTCTTAACTAATGCCCAAGCGGCAGCAGAGTTTAACTTGATGGATAAGACTAGGGTGCTAGATAGCATGACAGGCAGTAGTCTATTTGCCTTAACTGATGAAGGGGAGTATGCGGCTTTAGCTGATAATAAGAAGCAGGAGTGGTTAGCTCTATGTGGAATTGAGTTAGTTCTAAAGGCTGCTGTTCCTATTATTAAGGGTATATTCCCTAATGGTACTACTACATGGTCTGCAATAGTCTCTGCTGCAACAGTAGCAAGTTCTACCGCAGAAGAGCATGGCCTTGGTCGTGTACGTGAAGGCGACATAGCCAATGCGAGGGCAATCTAATGGCAGAAGCAAAGATAAAGTACGGGTCTACTACAGCTATAGCTATTACCTCAGCAGATGGTAATGTGGATGGGGCTTTTTGTTCCTCTGCCCTAGTAGATAATGCTACTAATTTATTCATTGATGCCTTAGTAGGTGGCTCAATACAAGTTGGCACAATGGCAGCAGATGGTTATATTCATGTATATGCTGTAGGTTCATGGGATGGTACAGAGTTCACAGCCGGTGTTGATGCTGGTGACGCTGATATAACATGGGGTACTACTGGTAATACTCATGTAGAAGGCTATAAAGACATAGTGCTACTTGCCTCTATATCTGTAGATACTACAGACGATAATAACGATATAGTTATTGGCCCTCTATCTGTCAAGGACGCCTTTGGATCAATGCCTATGGAGTGGGCTATTGTAATAGAGAATGATACAGGTGCGACCTTCCATGCTACAGGTACTAATAACCATTTAGAGTACACTGGCATAACGTTTAATAGCGCATAACTATGTTTTTCTTTGATAGGAAAACAAGGGCTAGAAAGCCTACTAACTACGTTGGGGTAGATAGGTCTAATCCAACTGGTAAAAAGCTATATGCTGCTTTCTTGCTTAATGAGCGCGGCAATGTAGTTAGGGATCTATGCTCACATAAGGTAGGTACTCTGACTAATGGCAATCTGGTAGCAAAGCAAAGCACTGTCCAGTTTACTTCCACTACCACAGAGGAAATAACTATACCTGAGGGCTATAACTTAGGCTTAATGGATACATGGGCTGTATTCTCTTACGCTAAGGTTAGCTCTGCTAATGGCCCTCAAGAGCATCTATTTGCTACTAGGGGACTATCTGGAGAGGAGGTATTCCTTCGTAGAAAGTCTTGGGCGACCACGCTTGAACTGCGCTATACGATTAACTCTGTAGCGGCAGACTGTATTGGTACAAGTAATATACGGGATGGTGCATGGCATTCAATGCTAGGGCAGAAGTCTAACTCAGCAGGACTACTAGAAGTTGGTGTAGACGGTATCATTGAGGCAAGTCTAAGCTCAACTGCTACTAAGAAGCAGACATACACACAGGGAGCTAAGATAGGTGCTGCGCATGTAAACAATACGCATGACTGGGAAGAGGAATACAGTGTACTCTATCTGTTTAAAGAGGCACTAACTGAGAATGAGTTTAAGAAGTTAAGTGCTAACCCTTACTTCGTATTACAGAAGGAAGAAACTCCTGTATTCATCCCTGATGTAGCAGGAGGAATTACTGGTACAGGATCTCTTAGCTCTGCTGCAGCTACTATGTCCGGCACTGGTGAGCGTGCTGTAACCGGCACTGGCGCACTTGCTTCTACTGCTGCTACTATGAGTGGTGCTGGTCAGAGAGAGATTACAAGCTCTGGTGCATTAGCATCACAGGCTGCTAGTATAGCAGGCTCAGGTACAGTAGGCACCGTAATAACAGGTACAGGAGCTTTGGCTTCAGCTATAGCTACTATGTCAGGCGCTGGCCAAAGAGAGATTACAGGGTCTGGGTCTTTAGTAGCTGCTGCAGCTACAATGACTGGTTCAGGCACTGTTGCAGGAAATATAACGGGTACAGGTGCGCTAGCATCACAAGCTGCGGCAATGGCTGGTACTGGAGAGGTAGAGCATACTGGCACAGGAGCGTTAGTAGCTGCAGCGGCCACTATAGCAGGCTCTGGCGCTGTTTCAGGTGTAGTCTCTGGTACTGGAGCCTTAGCTGCTCAAGCTGCTACAATGGCTGGCTCAGGCACTACTACTTCAATCACGCCTTACATTGATCAGGTAATAGCTGATGGCGCTAGTATACTATATAATGTAGATGAGCGTATTGGCGAGTCAGTAGCAACGGATTCTATAGGTACGGCAGATGCTACCTATGCAGGCAGTCCTACCTTAGAGGTTACTGGACTAGTTGCTAATGATACAGGTACATGTGTTACATTATCACGGGGTACTAGTGACCATATAGTCATGCCTGTTAGTGCTAATCCTGCTGCCAATGCAGATAGGGCTATAGAGGCTGTATTTAAGTTAGCTGCTAGAACTAATGGTAATGCCTATTTCCTATATATGAACCATGATAATACTGGCGGTTTAGATATAGAGTCCTTATATGTAGATACTGCAGGCAAGCTTAGGTATAAAGTAGTCAATACTGGTGGAACAGCTTTCTATGCTGTTAGTACCACTACTATAACTGCCGGTGTTAAGTATCATATGGCTGCTGTTATGGACTCAGTCAATGGTATGTCTATCATACTAGATGGCATTGAGGAGGATACTGATACTAATACGTCTACCTCTACTGCTACCCCTGAAGACCTATTCATAGGAGTTGATGATACAGGTACTAGCCATTTAGGAGGTGAGATAGACGCTATCGCTTTCTATGATACTTCCCCTAGCGTAGCTACCTTCTTAGCCCATAGTGATGCTGTAGCTACTGGTGGGCTCTATCAGCGAGGTGTTCTAGCAGCACAGTCTGCTACTATGGCTGGTTCCGGTACAGTTGGTGGTTTCCATACAGGTACAGGCTCACTAGCATCAGCCGTTGCAACTATGGCTGGAGTAGGAGAGATATCTCATGTAGGCACTGGAGCATTAGCAGCTAATGACGCAACTATGTCTGGCAGTGGTACAGCCTCAGCTACGGTTACAGGCACTGGTGCTCTAGCTTCAGCTGCAGCTACCATGGCAGGGACAGGAACAGTGCCAGTATCTGTGACTATAGATGGAGCGGCTAGTGCTACTATAACTACGGCTAATGGTACATTGGTGTTATATGGCTCAGGTACTGAATACTTCACACTGGAAGATAGGGTTTTACTAACTTACTAATAGGGTCATAATAATGAGAGTACGTCTAATAATGATAAGGAATAGGCTAGATGAAGTACTTGATACGTATTTACCAACAGATAAGCATCGTCACCTTACTGGAGGTATTATTGTTAGTTATATTGCTGTGTGCTTTGCTATTAATACACTACCTATACTTATTGGGATGTTTTTCTTAGGCTGGGCTGTAGAGTACTTACAGAAGCGCCTAGGCATTGGTGTATTTGAGTGGTTAGATATACTATACTATATGCTTGGCGCACTGGTACCTCTAACACTGCGTATGTGCCTAGAAGGGGGGCTGGTTTGATGCCACCTGAAAGTAAGGATCCTATGGATCATATAGCTAAGTTATGGGAAATAGCTGCTGAGACTAAGACTACAGTAGCGCTGCTTCAACAGAACTTTGCTAGACACATAGAGTTTGAAGAACGTGCTGCTGATGATAGAACAGTGCATAGAGCTGAAATAAATAAGAAGTTTGATCTACTGTTTGAGGCTATAAAAGCAGGGCAAGATCAAATAGCTAAGAGCAAGGAGACTGTTATGTCCGAAGTAGCACTTAAGTTTGTAGCCTTAGAGCATCTTAAGATAGCTCAGTTACAGGCAGACCTAGACCAAGCGCATGCTATTAATATTGTCAGGGATGAGTATACATCTAAGCTTCTAGACCTTGATAATAGGCTAAGTTCTACTATATCTAGGCTCAATAAGTACTTATGGATAGGTATGGGAATGGGTATAGCTGTGAACTTGCTAGCTTGGGCAAATAAGTATGGCCTTATATAGTCACTACTCAGAGTATACAGGGGAATGGCTATGGCCTAACTTCCCTATTCAGGAGCTTAGCTGCCCACACTGTGGTGAATACTACCATGACCCTGAGTCTTTAGATATGCTACAGCAAGCTAGGACTATAGCTGGGAAGGCATTCAATCTGAATAGCGCCCATAGATGTATATACCATAACTTTAGGGTTGGTGGTAGGAGACTATCTAAGCATAAGGAACTAGCCTTTGATATCTCGTTAGCTAACCATGATAGGTTTGAGTTATTACATATACTTAGAATAGTAGGCTTTACAACGTTTGGCTATTACCAGACATTCATTCACACAGATATACGCCCTAACCGTAGATGGTATAGTGGCGCTAAAGCGAGGCAATTATGGAACTTCTAATAGGATTACTTACAGCAGGCTCAGGCGGATTAGTGGGTGGAGCACTAGGCTTTATAACCAACTGGTTTAAAGCTAAAGAGGATGCTGAAAAGCTTCAGGCTACTAGGGACTTTGAAGTGCTTAAGTGGGAACGGGAGGATAGGCTATTTGAGTTAGAGATGCAGCGTGACTCTCAAGATCATGAGCAAGAGGTAGAGATAGTACAGCAGCAAGGGTCTTGGAAGTCTCTAGGTGAGTCCGTTAGAGCTGAGTCTACTCAAGGGCAAGTTACCTATCCATGGGTAGTTGCTATAATTAAGTTATACAGACCTACACTTACTACTATATTAATACTGTTAGCTGGCTATGTCTTCCATGTACTTACGCATCAAGGGCTTAGTGAGTTCTTAACTCCCTCTGAGGCAGCTGAGTTAGTAGTGTATGTAGTCCAGTCTATAATCTTTGCGGCCACTACTGCTGCATCTTGGTGGTTTGCTGATAGAGCATTAACTCCTCCTCATAGGAAGGATAGATAATGGCTGCTAGTGACATACTATCGGTATATCCCTTATCGTCTGGTGATGGTAAGGACATACCTTTAGGTGTAGTAAAGCCCTTAAACACTAGGCTTATATCAGTTACTAATGTTGTTATGGCAGGGTCTGGTGTAGATGCTTTTAGTGCTGGCTCTGGCTTAGCTATGTTCTCTAACTTAGGTGAGAACTACATGGCGCTTAGTTTTGGGGCAACACCTATAGACACCCTAGCTATGGATACTGACTATGCAAATGTAATTATCTTAGCCCCACAAACAGATTATGTTATATACTCAGACGATCAATACATAAGTGCTATACTTATTAGTGGTACAGCGGATACTTTAGTAATGACTAGATTAACTAAGTGGGATGCACTAACCCTATCACAGTTCTTGGAGACACCTTAATGGCAACACGTGAAGTATCAGCAGAACTAGCAGAGGGTCTAATCATTACTGACCCTGAGTCCTTGCCTAGGGTATTCGCCTCAGATAATAGAGGGATACCTAGAGTATTCCCTTATGATGGTAAGAATGTACTGCCTACTCAAGAGGGCTATAAGTCTTTCTTTGGGTTAGGTGCTAGTATTGGCAACACCTCACCAGCATTCAGGCATATACAAGAAATAGTAACTTATAGAACTGTAGGTGGTAATCTAATAGTCTTAGGCTTTGCTGAAGATGGGCTATATATGAAAAGCCTTGAAGGTGATGCAGCTCTTAGCATGGTAGAGGTTACTGCGGATATAACTATAACGCTTAACCAAGGTAAAAACTTAGAATGGTCTAAGATCATCTCTAATTCTAATGCGGGTATTAGCCCTTGGGACTTATGGACTTATGCTATACTTAAGAATAAGCTATACTTATACCAGCGTGGTATGGATTATATCTATTACCTGCATGGCGATGCTCATGGTACTATAGTCCTAGATAAGCTTGACCCTCTATTCATCATATCTACCACGGGTAAGGTCTATAATTATGTATTCACAGTCAATAGAACACTTACAGACTCTGCCTATACCACAGTTAATATATTCGGGGCAGCTTATGTCTCCTACTTAGCAGGACAATTCTTACGCGGTGATGAGTATATAGCTGACCTAGGCCAAAAGCTTATATCTGATATTAGGGTACAGTCTGGTTATGGCGGTTCCGTTGTAGCTGGAAGTGAGACTGTCAATATTACACAGGCTATAGCTACCTTAGCTACTACCTATTCTACTAAAGCTACACATGACTCAGCTACTTCTTCAGACTTAGTGATAAGTGACTTTGTGACTGATCAAGATATAGCATTCCTTATGAATAGTAACTATGATCATACACTGTTATATGATAGAGTTATCCTATCCCTAACACTCAATGTTAGTTGTACGTATGATATTACATATGGTGGAACTACTTACAGCATTAGCTTAGTAGGCACTAACTCAGATACTAATCTAACTACCTTACTGACTTTCCTTGAGACTATACCTAACTCTGTGTATGGGCTAAGCAGGGAGTACACAAGCACAGTTACTGATGTTTATATGTATCTTCCCTATATAGGAGGTGTTACAGGTATAACTTCCACAGTAGCAACTGGCAGTCTTACTGATAATACTGCTGTTACTGGGATGATACTTCCTGCAAACCCTGTATGGGATGCGGATCTATATTACTCTGAGTCTATAACTACTGGTAAGTCTGCTGGTTATACCTACAATCTGGTGTTCGATGACCTAAGCTTATCTTACACCACGATTGGCACTAATGAGTCTGACTGGAAGGTAGTGGCTGGGCTATTAGCAGATCAAGTAAGTAATCCTAGTGCTAATTGGCTATTACAGGATGCTGATTACTATGGATCATACCGCATAGAGATAGTTAAGAAGCACAGAGATGTCATACTTCCTGCAGCTCCTACTATTAGCACTTACGGAGACTTTAGGTTAGATGCTGAATTTGCTAACCCTGTCAGCACTGTTCCTGGCACTAAGAGCCTTCAGCCTACTGGTGATGATTGGGGTTATCAAGCCCTTGCTCCTACTAGTACTCCGGGGGCTGTTACTTATGCCAAGTATAATATTACTGTAGACTTAGCTAATAGCGAGACTATAGATATAATACAGAACGGGACTACCTACAGCATAGACACTAGTGCCTTAGATACTTATGTTCCTATGGCAGAGGTTGAAAGCAGGATATGTGCTATCTCTGGAGTTATTCTTGCTACAGTATATCTAGATTATGGTACCGCACAGATAACTAACTTTGATATCTATCTTCCTTATATAGCAGGAGTAGATACCTCAAGTATTACTGTAACCGACCAAGGAACCTTAGTAGCTACATCTATAACTCCTACTGCTGATGCAACAGTCCCGTCTAATCCAGTAGTTAACTACTCTATAGACCTCGATATAGCATTTACTACAGGGGGCAATTATACTGTAATCATGTTCGGCTTCTATGCCTATAATTCTTGGAGTGGTGCTTATACTAATGATGCTGGTAAGTCCGGCTATGCTGTAGCTTATGCGGATGACTTTAATCGTACAGGTGCTCCAGGCCCAGGTACTCCAGACGTAGAAGACTATAGACCATGGATAGCTACTGCTAATGTAGGTACTGTAGGTATGGTTAATATTACTAGGGATAGCACTATGCTGACTAGAGCATTAAGGGGTAATGAGCCTCTTGCCCTTAGTATATCAGCCAACATGGGAACTATAATCTATTGTAACCCTACATTAGAAGATGCAGTAATTAACTCTACTGCTACTGTTACTGGCTATAAGACTAAGTCCTTACAAACATTAAGCTTAGCTAGCAGCAATACATCATTAACTCCTGGTATGTCTACAACTCAGATGCTTGCACAGCTAGAAGCCTTATACCAAGTATACGATACAGGAGCATCTATAACTGTTACTACTCCGTCAGAGGCTACCTACCAGGGCGATATAAGCCTAGCTATATACTCGCCACTTGGGACTGACCCACTAGTTACAGTTACTAACTCTGGTACAGAAGTCAATGTGGCAGGAGCTACATCTAATGCGCTAGTTAAGCTTGCTAATGTAGAGGGTATATGTACAGGACGTGGAAGGCTTATAGCTTGGGACTATCTCAATGCTATATACATAGGGTCTAATCAAAATGTTATAGACTTTACACCGTCTATTCAGACGCAAGCTAATGTAGTAACTGTAGATTCTATTAAAGGTAAGATCATTAAGTGCGTACCTACAGAGGATGGGTTCCTAGTATATGCTACTGGTAATATAATCAGGGCTACCTATGTTGGTGGCCAGTATGTATACAAGTATAAGCCAGTATCGAGCTTTGGTGTAGTAGATCCTAGACACATAACACAGTCAGGCAATTTAGGATTCCATTACAGTGCTAATGGTATAATAGCCTTGGACATGGCCGGAGCACAGGATAAGTTTGCAGCTAAAGAGCTAACAGCGTGGATAGAGAAGTTCAATCTACCTATACACCTATCCTATGTATCTGATCGATACTTGCTTATTAGCTTAGATACAGAGCCTAAGCGAGTCTCTATGCATAGGTCTAGGGACAATCAGACCGACATTCAGTACCTAGGCACTGGAGTAGAGACAGGGCTTAACACAGGAGTAGCAGCATTCCAGCCAGCTAGTTGGAACTTATCAGCTTACCCTGAATTCTCTATGGCCTTTGTTTATGATACCTATACAGGTAAATGGGGACAGGCAGAGTTAGACTTCAAGTCTATATTCAGTATGAACCCTATCAATCAGATGGGCTATAAGGTAGAGAATCTGTATGAAGCCCATAATAACGCTTATGGCTCAGACTATGCAGGCTTAGCTGTATATGGTATAGACGATACTGTTAAGATACTTACAGATGAGCCTACAGATTCCTACTTAGTATTAGGTAAGTTCCAATTAAGTAAGTCTGGTACTACCTGCTTAACTAAGGCATCACTAGGATTTAAAGGGTATGTTAACTGTACAGTGACTGCTGAGCTTAGTATAGATGGTAGGGTTATAGAGTGGGCTTATGACGTAGATAGCCCTACGATAACCGCACCAAGTTACGATTTCTATTTGACATCAGTAGCAAAATGGTTTAACATTGTAATCAAAGGTAAATTCAATCTAACTTACGTAGAGCTAGAAGGATATAAACATGCTAATAGATGATTTGAAAGCTAAGCTTAGTCTGTCCCCAGTAGATCTTAGCTATAGACAGCAAGACGAGGCGGTCAATAAGCTTAAGAGTTTATTGGTAGGGCTAGATATTCAAGAAGCTCTGACTGCAGATCGCAATACTAGATCAGAGACTAAGGCTAGTGCTTCAGGAGAAGCTGGCGATGGCAGATACCGAGGTTTCGCACCCTTTCATGGAAGAACTAATACATTAAGTACAGTGCTAGCATCTATGCCCGAACTAAGGGATGTACTAGCCCCATTCATTCAAGCTCAAGATAAGAGGTACAGATAATGCCTGTCGTATTCGGAACTAGAACTGGCTCTACCCCAGATGGTAGCTTTGACCAGAACCAGAGCTCTAAGAGTTCTAAGAACTCAACTGTTAGAACCAGCGGGACTAGGACTACTAGGACTAAAGGTACTTCTATAGTTGACAGATTTGATCCTAACTCTAGGGCTGCTTATAACGCGCTGCTTAATCAAGCTAAAAGCGGAGGTTCACAGAACTTTCGTAATAGGCAGAGTTCTATAAACAACTTAATAGCTGATCTAGAAAGTCAGCGTGGCCAATACTCTCAGAGTAGTGCTAGAGCTGCAGCTCAGGGTGATGTCGCAGGACTTACTAGAACATTGCTTGAGCAGATCAACCCACAGATAACTGGGGCTGTTGAGGCTAGTGGTGCTAGTGGTGGTGCTGTACAAGCATTATTACAACAGGATGCTGCTACTAGAACAGGCGAAGCCCAGAGTAGGGTAGTCTTACAGGCTATTAATGACTTTGCTGCTAACCAGCGTGGAGTAGATCAGTCTCTCTTACAAGCAGCTAGTGGGCCGGATGAGCTATCGGAGCTTATACTGGGCATACTTAATACTGGTAAGGGCGCATATGAGAAGACTAATACGGACTCTACCGCTACTGAGATACTAGATCAGATAGTAAGAACTAATGAGTCTAGCTCCTCCTCTAGCTCTGCTTCTAGAACTACTGGTAATAGCAATGCATCTAGTGGTAATCCTAATACCCCTACCTTTGCAGAGAACTCAGCCATGGTTGCTCAGCTTGAGTCCCTTATAGGTGGGTCTCTATACAATCAGATATACACTAGAGCTGGTGGTGGAGGTAATAACTTTGTAACTAATAGGCGTGCTGAGGTAGAGGCTAGACGAGAGCTGCGTAACATGCTAACTAAGGGGTTAATATAATGGCTATCACACTTGAAGAACTATTAAATGCCCCTTCAGCTACAGAACCAGATGTGTATGGTGGCTATGCTCCTGCGTCTGACCTAGATGAGGACTTGCAGCTAACAGCTATTATTCAAGAGCTAGCTAGCCTTGATCGACAGCCTTACCAAGAGCAGCCTGTTGATGTAAATAACTTAGATCCTAATGTAGGAGCTGTCGGTGCAGAGCAGTTATTGCAAGAACTTATAGCAGGTGCTGTTCCAGCTCAGCCATTACCTAGTGGTAGAGAGGCTATAGCTCAGCGTATCAGACAGGGTGCTGCACAGGCTAGAGGCCGAGGTGAGATACCAGAGTTTACAGATCAGCTACCTGAACTAGGAGACGTAGCTGCGGGAGTTAATCCTGCTGGTAACATCTATATATCTCCAGAAGATCAAGAGGTGCTAGCTAATACAGGTACGTTTAATATACCAGATGAAAGTATTAACCCTTCAGCTAGCTGGAAGCATCCAACCTATGCTCCTACTGAGGGAGCTTCTGCTGCCACTAACGTAGAAGACTACACTAACTATGTAGCTGAGCTTACTTCTTCTGTACAAGAAAGGAGGAATGCTTTATCAGAGGAGCTTAAGCCTGAATCCTTAGCTATGCAAGAGATGATGCGAGAGATTACAGCTAGTGCTGGAGAGATTAATACTAAAGCTGACCAAGAGCTGGAGCTTGCTTATAAGCTGCATGATGCTAAGGTTGAGCGTGAGTACATTAAGCGATATCCGCAAGATGCAGCTTTGCTTAAGCAGGCTGAAACTAAGGCTGCTGCGTTAGCTAGTGCTGCTACAGCTGAGAGAAGCTTAGCAAGTGCTGCCACAAATAGATCTAATATAGGTAAGAGTATTGTACCATTAAAGCCTTCTACTGTATCCTTTGCTGAATCTATGGGTATAAATGTAGAGTCTACAGCTCAAGGAAAAGATGCAGATTCTCTAGCTACTATGAAGTTCTTAAAAGACTCAGAGACAAATCAGACTGAGACCTCTAATACTTACTTCAGCCAAGGTAAGATTATAGAAGGCCGGTTAGCTGCTCAGGCTATAGCTGATAAAGTTCCAGAGGCTGTAGAGTTAGCTGATCGTATGCAGATCCTTTGGGATGAATCAGAGAAAGCTGCAAATGCACATAAGGATATAGTTAAGCTTAAGAAGGATGTAAGGACTACTGCTGATCAAACAGCTATAGACTTAAAAGTTAAGACTAAGGCTAGAGAATCCTATATAGCTAAGACCTCTAACCTAGTAAGGAATGAGGCTGTTACTAACTTGCTTGGTACAGTAGATGCTGACTACTTAAATAAGGCTGGGCTATCCCCAGCTGTTAGTAGTACTCTGCTTAAGATATTTGATAAGGCTAAGACTATAGATCAGCCTAATGATCTATTAAAGCTTAATAATGCCGCATTAGAAGTAGCGGCAGAAACATCAAGTAATCCAAGGGTAGGCTTAATGGCTTTAAGTAATTTCCTTGCTACCACCTATACTTCAGACTTTAATAGAAAGCTAGGAAGGTTAGGTCTTACATTACCCGCAGATTACCTAGTTAATGCCTTAAGGTCTGGAGATTTATAATGGCTAGTAAGTATGACTTAGCTCTATCCTATGGGCTAGAAACTTCACAAGAAGAAGAATCAGGCTTTGAGCTTAATGACTTATATGAAGCACCCATTGCAGTTATAGGTGACATAGCTAAATCTATTGCTAATACATTCTTATTTGAAGACTCTGAACTAGAGACATCTGATGTGCTTAACTACTTTGGTGCAGAAGGTGCAGCTAGCTTTTATGAGGAGCATAGAGATGGTGTAGAGTTAGCCTCCTTTGTTGGAGGTGTATTCTTACCTGGGTCTGTAGCTGCTTGGGGTATACGTACAGCTAGAGCTGCTAAGGGTGGCATGTTTGCTAATAGCAGATTCAATGTACCGGCTAGGCTTAACGATAAGATTACTGCAAACAAAGAGGAGGCTCTCAGACTTATTAAAGCTGATGAGCTACATACTGACGCGTATAGAGCAGCCATGAAAGGCCAGAGAACTTGGTCTATGGTAGAGGGTGTTGCTGAGGCAGTCATATATGAGACAGCTATAGCTGGTATGTTCCAAGGCCACTCCTACATGGAGAACTATGATGCGTCAGACTTTGCTATAGGCGCAGCACTAGGCGGTATCTTTGCCCCGATTAACTGGCTAGTAAGAAAGAATCAATACTCATTAGAAGCTAAGCAAGTAGAGGAATGGATACAAGCTAAGACTACTCCTACTACACCAGTAAGTCTTACTGCGGCAGGGCATACTAACGGGCAAAAATTAGCTACATATCAGAGCTTGTTAAAGTCTCAGCTTAATGCCTTAGATAGCTTGTCTGAAGACTCAGCAAAAGCAATAGCTAACCAGCTAGATGCACAGGTTCTAAAGACTAAGAACTTAATGGAAGATGTTGTACATAACATGTCTACTAAGGAGTTACAGGATACGTTTGAAGCTCTGCCTAAAGGTAAGAATGACAAGGTTATACAGATAGCAGACTCACAGCGAGGTTCCGGAGAAGCTAACCCTATAGAGATGGTAATGCAGATCCTTACTAAGGATCCTCAAGCTCTTAATGGGGCAGAAAGCCTAGGCATATTTGGCTTAGATTCCGCTGCTGGTATAAACACTATTGCTAAGGCAGTAAAGGATAAGTCTACAGGTGTTACGCATTTAAAGATTAATGATGCAGAAGACTTCTTATCTACCTTAGTTAAGCCTACAGACGAAGTAGCTATCATGCCTGAGTCTATTAGGATACTAGACCTTGATGGTATTAAAACTATAGAGGTTCCTAGCTTTAGTGTCTTAGGCGATGCTAGTTCTCCAGAGCTTGCTTGGTTACATTCTAACCTAGTGGGTAATGTAGACATTGTGGCTGCTGATGGTAAAGCTATAACTCGTAAAGCTAGACTTCAGTTAGAGGCTAGAGCTAAAAGTGCAGATCAAGGTAACGCTGAGAAGTTAAGACAGTTACGAGACTGGGCTATAAAGCCAGAAGACTTTAACACTATGCTTACCCTAGCTAAGCCTACCGCTGTAATAACTAATTACTTTGGTAAGCCTAAGATCATTGGATCTATAGAGGCTAAGGTACTACAAGGCATAGCGGATAACCCAGGCTGGGCACCTAATGCTAGGTATAAGATATTTGAGAATGACTCTAGCTATAACCCTACTAAGTTTTCTATCTATAGGAATGATGAAGCTTTTGCTAATGCCGCTGTAGCAGAGTCTAAGCTAACTAAGGGTTTCCCTGAATTGCGTGTAGCTGATGAGAACTTACCAGACTTACAGGCAGCATTAACTTATGTGAATAGATTCAGTAAAGAGTTAGATGACCCTATAAAGGTTATGTTTGAAGGTAAGGCTTACTTTGGAGCTGAGCAATTAGAGTCTGCTATCAAGGCTAAGAAGGCTGATACTATAAAGCAAATGGTTAGAGAGGGATTCAGTCCTGAGCAGGCAGCTAAGGCTACTAATACTCCATTGGCTACTGTGCTCAAATCTGTAGAGAATGGGCATGAGGTTGTACCAGACCTTAACTATATAGTATATAATTCTGCGGACTTAACTACACATCTTAAGCCTTCTATGGTAGAGATACGTGGTGCAGGCTTAACTGCTGCTAGGCAGGAGGAGATGGCTAATGTTCATCTGCTAGATGCTGACCAAATGCAGAACCTTAATAAGGTCTTGCAAGAGAATGACACACTTACCCATGGTACAGAGCATATGCAGTCCCAGACTAGAGCTACTAGTGGTGGGGATATGGCTATGATAGAGGCTAATCTAGATGTTATTACTGCTAGCCAGACTGGTAGTAAGGGTGTATACACAGCCACTGACTTTGCCTTACGTAACCTAGGAGACATAGGCAGAATGGTAACTACTATGGCACAGAAGTTTGATGAGCTAGTACGAAATAGAGCATCTGCTGTTAAGGATGCAGTACGCCCCTTATTCCAAGAGATATCTGCTAACCCTGTAGCTAGAACCCAGTTCTACCAAGTACGTAATGCTTTGGAGGCTATAGATGGTGAAGCTGGTAAGCTACTTAAATATGACCAAACACTCCGTAAGATTATAACTCAGCCAGCTAAGGGTGATACTCCAGCTAAGTACCTTAAGTACTCAGAGGGTGGTGAAGACATAGTATTACAGAGAGAGAATGCTGAGTTCTTTGCTGACTGGACTAGACCTGGCGGTATGCAGGCAGAGTTCTTAGCTGATATAAACTTACAAAAGAAACTACAAGGTAAGGATGTTACTACAGGTAGAGGTATATGGTTACCTGATAGCCAGATAGATGATGGGCTAGTGGCCTATGTAATTAATACAGCCAATGCCAAAGACTTACAACGTATTACAGGTAGGACAGCTGAAGACTTAGCAACTAACATAGCAGACTTTGAGAAGTCTAACCATAATCCTAACATGAAGGTTATAACTAATAAGTCTAACCTAGATGAATGGAATGACCATCATGGCTATGCACGTACAGAGCATGTTAGACGCGCAGACTCACAGAAAAGTAAAGGTGGCTTTGCTAATACTGACGTGCCTGTAGATGCTAGTGGCCTAGATAATATAATGGCTGCACTAGAGAAGGAGACTTGGAAGAATAAGCGTGCAGTATTTAAGCTTACTAACTCTAAAGTCTTTGATGCGTTAGAATCTAACATAGCACATAGTAGACGATATAACTCTGAAGGCTCTAAGTCTCTCAGGGATAACACAGCTGAGTTGGTATATAAGACTTTGTTAGGTGTGTCTAAGATAGAGGATGCTCCCTTATTTGAGTCTGCTAATAACTTCTTTACTGCTGGGATGAACAAAGCTATACGAGCAGTAGATGGGGCTAAAACTACCTTTGCTAAACAGGTAGGCTCTGGTGAATATACAGACTTAGTTGCTAAGCTAGAAGCTGATGGTGTACCGATGCCTTGGAAAGACTTTGACTCTTATATGGTTAAAAAGAATAAGCATATAGAGGCGGGTGCCGCACAAAATCTAATAGCCCGCAATAGTGCTGTGCTTGTAGCACTTAACCTTAGATTGTTTGAGGTTAGTCATGCTGCTGTAACTATTATGAGTTTACCTGTAATACTAGGAGCAGAGCTTAAGAGTCAGCAGTACCCATTAAAGTCTATGATAGATGGTATCAAACTCATGATGGGTAAGGATGAAGCGTCTATGGCTATCATGAAGAAAGCCTCTGACCTCAAGTATACTAAGCGAGTAACCTCTGAAGTTACGGATATCATAGAGTCTACCCATACCAAGACTGGCTTTATATCTAAGCTAGAAGCTAAGGATAAGTTTGGTAAGCATAAGAATGATACTGCTTTTGCTAAGGTTTGGAATACATTAACTAAGCCTTCAGACTGGGCAGAGCACTCTGTAAGAGAGATGTCCTATGCTACAGGCTACCGTATGGCACAGTCTAAATTTCCAGATGGTGCTGATGAAGTATTAGAAGCCTTTGCTAATGCCTTTACTCTACGCACCATGGGTAACTATAATGCTAGACAAAGACCTGCTTTATTCCAAGGAGCTTTAGGAGCAACAGTAGGTTTATACCAGACCTTCATGCTCACTATGGCACAGAACATGGCAAGGTATGTAGAACGTGGAGATAAGAAAGCTTTAGGTTTATTACTAGGTGGGCAAGCATCTATGTTTGGTGTAGAGTCTCTCCCTGGCTTTGATCTGTTTAATGATATACTAGGTGAGTATGTAGGAGATCCTAACTCTCACCAAGATATTAGACAGACACTCTATAAAGCTTTAGGTGATGACTCAGATCAGAGCAGGAGTGCTGCTGAGTATGCGCTATTTGGTTTCCCTAGTACACTATTCCAGACGGCTGTGCAGACTCGTGGGGACTTACAAGTACGTAGCCCTATTACACTTAAAGGTGATGGCTTCCAGTTTGCTCCTCCTGTATTCAATGCCTATAAAGATGGTATAGCCTTTGCTTGGAATACTATGTCAGGTATGGCTAATGCCTTTTCTACTGCTGGAGGTAAGGATGTATTCAGAGCCTTTGGTGAGGGCGTTGCTAGCCAGAGCTTATGGCGTCCTGCCGCAAGGTTGACTGAGTTAGGTTTAGGTTACTCTCTAGATAGATCAGGCCAGCAAGTATCTAATGAGAGTGAGGTAGGAGGCTGGGCAACAATGTCTAGAGTCATGGGTTCTAGACCTATGAAAGAGCAGAGCCTTAGAACCTTAAAGTACTCTGGTAAATACTATGATGCTATTGATTCTGGTAACAGACGTGATGCTATAAATACTCTTAGAACTATCACTAGAGGGGAAAGTGATGGTGAGATAGGAGGTGTCATGCAGAAGTACTTAGATGCTGGAGGTACTGCAAGAGGCTGGAATACTGCACTCAATACAGCTTATGCAGGATTAGATAACACCTTTGCTGATAGGCTACTGGGTAATGCTACTAAGCAAGAAGGCATTGCGGATATAATTAACACATACGAATACTAATAAGTTTACTCCCAAGAGGGCTTTGTCTCCCTCGCCTGCTGTTGCCCTCCTTTATGGAGGGCTTTTTTATGCCTAGTTTACCTCGATAATTTCTAACTTCTTGTACCGCTGCTGCACATAGCCTAGGGGTGGATAGACACTATAGTCAGCCATTAGAATTCTAGCCCTGTCTGCTGCCTGTATCTCTTGATCTGCACCGTCACTTATGCTAGGTACGTCTATAATAACTTCGATTGTAAGCTTTGCGCGTCTCATAAATACCTCACTGCCATATGTACTATGGCTGTATGTTGTGCTACGGTTAAGAACTCCCTATCGTTGATTAGTCTACTAGCTTCTGTTAGTAGCTCCTTATCTCCTGCAGTATATTCGTATAGCCCTCCACGCTCCATTGATAATAATGCGTTAACTAACGAGTCTATTGTCTGTGTTTCTACCTGCCCTATATTCATAGTTACTTATTCCTCATTACTTTATAATAGCCTAAGCCCCTACACTTAGTGCATTGTTTACCATCTATCATACCTAACCCTTCACAGGGTATACACTTCTTGTTCTTATGTTTCTTTCTCTTACTCATACTGCCACTACTTTATCTGGCTCTATAGCCTCTGGATGTTCTGAGGGTCTTACCATACTGTAGTCTATATGCCTAGGCTCCCACTTATTATCAGACCTAAGTACGGGTAGGAAAGCCTTATTGTTCTTTACTACTGCAGTCTGTATCCTATCAGCTTGTATTAGATTACTTAATAATTCCTGTAAGTCAGCAGGCTTAGCTAGGTCTTGCCTTAAGTGTTTCCATAGCTGCTTAAAGTTCAATGGTGTATTAGAGTTGCTTAGTATCTCAAGTATATCATTAGATACATCTGATAGTCTAGCCTTACCGAACTCGCCTAATGCCTGTGGCATCCTTAATTCTGCTAGGTGCATAATGGTATTAGCTCTTATGCAGTCTTCTTCTATCACCTCTAGCTTACCTCTTGCTGCCGCACAGACTACTGATAACTTGAGTAAGTGTGTCTGCCTACGTTGACAGTAGTAAGCAAAGCGTCTATCCTCTAACCCAGGAAAGCCTGTATAGATCTTAGCTAATAACTCTTTAACTTCAGGGGCTATAGTAACCTCACCCTGCAATGACTGTATTACCTTAAGCCTTGTGATTAGTTCTTTCTCTAGCTCTGGGTTCTTAGCATCAGGCCAAGCTATCTTAGTTCCTGTAGCTCCTCCATAGATAAACATAACCCTAGAGAAGAACCCTCCACTCATAGCTATCGACCCGAAAGCCTCGCTAATACCCCCTGGAGTAGCGCCACTAAGTATGTTGATAGTTGGCTTAGATACAATAGCATCCTCTTTGGTAAGCTTAGGATTACTAAACTCGCTAAGGTTATCCCAAAGATTAGTAAGGTTAGTGAGAAGCTCGTCATTACCTACCCCTATAAAGTCAATGAATTCATCCTGTGCTATATACATATCTGATACAGGGTCTGTGAAGCAAGGCTCATTAAGGTCAAAGATATCGCCTGAGTCCTCATCATCCTTGTTATGCTGGTTAGCCATTATATGCCAGAGAGTTTCCTTAGCTGCCTTATTAGGACTAAACTTATCATAGCCTATTCTCTCCATAAGCTTAATGCCTATCTTAATAGCAGTACCCTTCCTAGTACCTGGCCCTCCTGTTAGCAGTATATACTGGTTAGGGAATATCTCACCATGCCCAAAGGGTAGGTGTACATTACGGCTAAGCAGTGTAGAGATCATGCTAATAGCAGTCCATCTATGGAATATAGCAGGGGACTCAGTCCTACCTACGTATTGGAAGTATAGCTCAAAGAAGTCCTCATTGATACTCACTGATAAAGTCTCCAGATATCATTAAGGTACTCTACTAATCCAACAGCTTCCGCATAAGCATCATTAACTGCTATGTGTGCAGGAAACCTGTCACTAAAGTGAGCCTTTATACGAGACTTTATAGGAGGATATAGGGCTCTTATAGTACGTAAGTCCATTTGATTATAGTAGTTTAAGGACTTATGCGGGACTATACCATGCAAGTCATAGAAGTATAATAAATGTGCTTGGTCAAAGCTAGGAGAGTTACCCCATGTATAGTCTACATTATGCTCTGTTAAGAATTCATTAAGTGCTATGAGTGCTTGGTTTACATGGAATCTAGGCTCAAGGTCTCTAGCTTTCCTAGCAGCATCTGATTGCTCAATCCACCAGCTAAGTGTTTCAGCATCCATCTTACAGTCAGAGCTAAGGCATGTATAAGGCTGTACACCTATATCCTTAATAGGCATCGGTACACCCTCAACTCCAACAATTGCTATACCTATACGAAATAAGGGAGAAGGAATCTTAGTCCCTCCTGTCTCTATATCTATTACACCATGTATTTTATCTCTCATAAGCTGGTGCCTCCTCTACTAAGGTTATCATGTCATCAATTGAGTTAGGCGCATAATGGCTAGAGTCAAATAGCAGTATATGCTTATCTGATTGAATCTCTAACATTATAGATATAACATCTAAGTCATCAAGGTCTAGTTGATTGAACCGTAATCTCTCGTCATAAAGCTCTAAGCCTTTAGGGAGCTTATCTATAATGGCATCGATTACTACTTGTCTAGCATCATCCCTATTCATATGCCTATCTCCCTATCATAGATAGATACTATCTTAGCCTGCATCTTCTGAGAGAATGTATCCTTAGCTTGCATAGATACTAAGAACCCTTCTTCCCAATCATTAATACTTACAGTGCCTTCAAAGTGTCCAGCGTTCAGCTTAGCTACCATCTCTTTGATAGTAGGCCACTGACTTATTGGTGTGGTAATTGCCATTCCTTCTTCTCCTTCCAACTTGTAGTTGATACTTCTATATCTAAGGGTATTCTTAAATCCCCATGCTTAGTTTTTTGTATTGTGTCTAGTAGCTCATGCACTTTAGGTATATAGTAATCTGGGTCTACAGTCTGGCCTATGATCGAGTCATGCACCTGAGCTTTTACTCTTAGCTTACCTTCAGAGCCTAGCTGTAACTTAAAGTAGATTTGGATAAGCGACTTATTCAGTCCTGCTACTGATAGATGCTGAGGCTTATGTGCTATACATGCACGCCATACAGCGTCATCGCTTACTATGTCTCCAAAGATTTCTCTAGTCCAGCCATCCTCTGTTACTAGCTTACCTGTTAGAGATACCTCAGTCCTTATGGCTTTCCATCCCCTCTGTACACCTGGGTATGCTTTATGGTATAAACCTAATAGGTGGTTAGCGAACTCTACCATATCAGAGCCTTCCCACTCTAGTAGACGCATAGCTGCTGACATGCCTTCGATGCCTACAGAATCTATAAAAGTCTCAGCTCCCATCTTATAGTTAGTACCATGAATAATCTTCTTAGTAATCTGCCTAACAGGAGAAGACTTATCTATCTTATTACCAAAGAACTTCCATGCTGTATAACAATAGAAATCCTCTCCACCTTCTAGTGCCTGTATCAGCTCCTTGTCCCCTGACTGCCTAGCTACACACCTAGCTTCAGACTGGGACTTATCTATCTCAAAGAACGTATAGCCATCATCTGGAAGAAGTAGTTTCTTATAGTAGGGAGGGAAGTTCTGTACCTGTGCTCCATAGTTCTTCTGTGTACTTAGAGTCTTGCCAGGAGTCTCTGATAAAGGTACATAGAGAGGCGACTTACTAGATGCTAGCCTGCCCGTTTCAGTACCATCAATCTTAACAGAGTACATTATACGGCCATTAAACATTGAAGCATTATAGTAAGTAGATAGTGCTTTAGCCTTATCTCTAAACTCTAGTATAAGCTCTACAAATACAGCTATGAATGGGTGCTGAAGTCTAATCTTCTTAAGTTCCACTTCTCCTGTAGCTGCTTTAGACTTGCAGCGTTTAGGTTTCTTAGCACCAATTACAGTATACAATAGCTTAGCTACTTGCTGTGGTGAGCCAGGATTAAAGGTAGGCCATGCTGCCATTACTTGTAGCTTATGGCGTAGTGCATCTACCTCTGCTTGAGCTTCAACTCTTATAGGTTCTAACTTCTTTTGGTCTGCCTTAATGCCCTCAAACCCATAGCCTATAGCTGGGAATACTAGAGGGAACATAATAGAATAATTAATCCATGCCCACCTAGGCATATCCTTCATCATGATTAATAAGCATCTAGCTGTATTGATTGTATCCTTAGCACAATACTGCAGTCTATCATCAGAGACTTCCTCTTTCCAATAGTAGTAGTCCCTCAATAGTACTGAGCTAATAAAGGCTAAGGACTTATCTAACTCTGCGTGCCAACACTTCCACATATACTCTGTATCTAGTATATAATAATTAACTGGAATGTCAAAACGCAATAACTGGAAACAGTCAAAAGCCCCATTGTGGAAGGCTTTAGGGACATCTAAAGCGAGTATCTTAGCGATAGTATTATGATGTCCTAGTGTTTGAAATACCCACGTCATACCGACTTCAGAGTCTTTTATGATTGTAAAAGATATGACATCTATATCATTAGTTCTAGTTGTCTCTATGTCTGCTACTAGACAATCTGCTGCCGCACACTCAGCTAAGGCTTGACTATCAGGGTAGCACTGCTGGCTATCTATAATCTTGTATTGATAGTCATGAGCATAATGATCTTTACCTTTAGCTAGGTGCAGTAACTTCTCTAGATCTTTCTCCATTAGCCATCTACCAGCCTTAGTCATGTGGACTAAATGCAGTGGAGATATAATAAGGATAGGTATATCTGTCTGTAGAACAGAACCTCTCCATTCAGATATGTTAGCTTTCCCTGCTACTAATTCTCCTAAAGTTTCTGGGCTAGATACTACAATAACATCTGCATTAGCTTGTTCTGCTGCTGCAAATAGTTGAGTATAGGACTTAGTCCCTACGCATAGTTTGCCTTGAGCACCATAGGGTTTTAGCATTGCTGCTAAAGTCCCTTGATACTTCTTATCCCTGCTAGAGATATTAGCTAATACTCTCACCAGCCTATTACCCTTAAGATATCATCTACTTCCCTGTATAGGGGATGAAAGCCTTCATGGTTATGTAGTACAACATCCGCCATAAAGCTAAGATTCTGCTCTGTTATATCACCATCCGATGTGTAGCCGTCTCTGTCTACCCATATAAGAGTACCACCTAACTTAGCTAACCAGTCTGCCTCCTCTGGCATACGAATGTCAGGAACTACAACACGCTCACACATTGTAGGTAGCTTATGAATTCTAGATAAGCATACCTCTGTCCATATATTGGAAGATAGCTCTTTACGCATACCCATACCTATACCACGTAGTAAGTCTCTAATGGTTACATCAGAACCATATAGATTAGTAGCCTTTACATCTTGACTATCTAAGTCTTCACCACTAAACTGTGGATAGAGTGTACATAGTATCTCTTTAATAGGTTGAGCTAAGGGCATAGATATAGCGCCCTCATTCTCACATAAATAGTCTGCAACAGTAGTCTTACCGCTACCCTTAAATCCTGCTATGCCTATAATCTTACGCATTATCACTGCCCCTTCTTTGGTCTGCTTGTAAACCCTGTGTGATGACTCTTAGTTACTAGAGTCTCACCTCTTTTTAATCGTTCATGGAAGTCCAAGTCTTTCTCACTGAAAGTCTCTAAGGCTATAGTAAAGCCACAGCCTAGTAGTGCATTCTGGAATGCTAGGTTAGATGTTTCAGGAAAGATTATATGCTGCCAGTCTTTATCCTTACACTGCTCATAAGTGTTCTCTACTGGTAGCCCCATTTGTGCTATACCTTCTAGCATCATATATAGATAAGCTAGAGACTTCTGTGCATCCTCACCTAGTGGGATAGATAGATCACGTTTATAGTGTACTACCTCTATACCTTTAAGCATTGGCATCAGTATCTACCCCTACTCGCAGTGCATGATTATAACCTTGACGGAACATATGGTTAGCTATAGCTATTACATAGGACTCACTGTCATTAAGGCAAGGGATATGCTCTATATCTCCATTGTCATAGGTTAGCTTAATCTGACCTGTCTCGGTCTCTGCTCTTAGTACTTGTTTCATATTGTTCTCCTTGCTAGTAATTTATAGGAAGACTCTATTAGTATAAAGCCTTCTTAGAAATTGGGACATCCTTGTCCCGTGATAGTGCTAAATGGTACGCAATGCAACCTTACTAAAGCGTAGGTTCTCATACTCACCAGACTTAGCAAGCTTAGTTACGGCTGTGAAGTCATAGGCTTGTTGATACTCGTCTGAATCAAGCATAGCTACAATAGCTGTAACTGATTGACCAGCGCAAGTCTCTTTACCTAACAGTTGGATAGCACGAGTCTTGAAGTATTCAAGCCCTGTCTTAGTAGCCTGCCAACCTTCAGAGCATAGAGACCCTGGCTCTGTAGCCAGTTCATCCGCATCTGTCTGCTCTAAAGTTTCCTTCAGTTTATAGGTGATGTTAATACGCTTAGCGTCTTTGATCTTACAAGCCACTACACCAAATACGTGATGCCCATTAGCTGGCATTACAAACTCTGGTGCTGCCTCTACTTCATCTAGCGTGCCATCTAGATCAAACAACTCTACGTCTTTTTCACCTGTTACTGTACCGTTTTCTTCACTCATAGTTATATACCTTATAGTTTAATGTTATGCCCATACGGGCGAGAGGTTTTAAGCTCATGTTGAGCCGTACTGCTATTAGAGCTTACGCTCTAAATTCTTTTGTGCCTTTACACCTATTGTAAATATGCGACGCTCATAGCAATCACAAGCACATACGTTCATAGGTATAAACCTGCCCTTGTAAGGACAATCCTTATAGTGCTTTTTAACCTTAGCTATAGCTTTCTTGTTCTTAGCATATAGACTGCTCATGCTGCATCGTCTGGAAAGAGCAAATCTTTCATAGTAGGTGGGCGATCAGTTATATTCTCTATAGCCGCACCTGTTCTAGATCCTGTTAGTACTGTCTGCTTATAAGTAGAGGATGAACCTGCTTTGAACTTCCTTAACTCTACGGATAGATAGGCTACTTGCCCAAAGAACTTACCTACGTTCTTACTATACCCTTGGCTAAGGACAAGCGGGACAGTCTTAATTAGTTTACCATCATCATTTGTAATGTCAAGTGCATGTGTTATCATCACTACGTTTGTATGTACAGCCTGCGTCATAGTAAAGATATCATTAAGCATACTGCCTGACTCTACATAGTAAAGACGCTTATCTTTAAAGGTGTTAAGTTTCTGTGCTATCTTATGTACAGATATACCTAGCTGTGTACCTGAGTCTATGACTACTAAGTCACGTTTAGTACAGCCTAGTAAGTGCCAGTCAAGTTTATCTTCTGGCTTGCATACAGCACATCCTACTTTACCATGCTCATAGCATATAGATACAGGGCGTCTGGAGGTAAAGGCTTTAAGTATAGTCTCTCCTGCTACTGGTAAGTCCGGACTATCTACTACAGAGAATACCTTAACCTTCTTAAGCTGGTCATCTGTTAAGTTAGATTGCTTATTAAGCAGAGTTTCTACACCATTCTCTAAGTCAAACCAGTAGATGTTATCTATTTGGTCTAGCCTTGCTGCCGTACCTGCAAGTGCCGTCTTACCTGCCTTAGCATCTC